CGACTTCTCAATACGAGCCGCTTCCTCTTGTGCCCGTTTCTCCTCTTCCTTTTGGAAAGATAGCATCTTTGCTTTAAGCGAATCCTCGGCATCCTTAAGGGGAACCGTCATTGATTTGAAGCGGGCATTGATAGCATCCACACCGTCATTGAAGGGGCGCACTAGACGCTTGCGCTCGTCCTCTATATCGCGGAAGCGCGTTTTGATGCTTTTCACCAAATCGGTGGCTAGACTTAGATCAGAGCGCGTCATGATAACAACATCGCTTGCTGATTCGCATAGTTCCTGCGCCGTAGAGCGCAGTTGAACTTCTACCGGATTTTCTTCATTTACGATTGCTAGTGCTGCTTGATTCATTGGGTGGCTCCTATAATAAACCTTGTGACATTTCGCGGAATTTCTGACCTATCGCATCGAACAGATCAGGGCGCTCTACCTGCATTGACCTCAGCGTTTTGGCGTTGCTGCGATTGTAGAGAGACACCTCATTAACATTGGTGGAGTTTTCTACGGCCACTTCCAAATCGGCTGCAAATTGATCGAAATTGAGTGTGCCATCCGGCAATACGGGAGCAGCAACCACATACTTGTCCTTATGCGGGCGCACAGGATCGCTTGGCTTGTATTCAGCTTTTGCTTTTGGCTCAATAATCTCGCCAGTTTCCTTGTCTGCTTGCGGGGTGACATCAACCGTCTGGCCATTGCCTTTATCGAAGTCCTGAACCTCCTCTGGCGTATAGACACCGACAGCCACGCCAGGATAGATCGTGCGTATTCCCTCGCTGATAACGCGAGCGCGTAGCATCTGGCGCGGGTACTGCTTCCATGTGTCCTTGCCCGTCAATTTGGCAGCATTGGCCATTTCAATTGTCCAAGACACCTCTAGGCTCCCACCTTGCGGGTGCGAAAATTTGCCAGTTACTTCCTTGTCAGTGTAGGAAGTCCACTCTACCTTGCCGCCTGCTGCTTGGAATCTGGCCAGCATCGCGTCAGCTTTAAGGGCTGGCTTGCCTTGAATAACGTGATATTCCTGCGCGGCCGTGGCCGGGTGACGACCCTCAGCTTGGGCAATAAGCATCAACGCCATTGCCTGCTCTTTAGTTTTCATGCCAAAGAAATTTGACTGCGCTATCGCCGCTGCCATTTTCTCTATATCGGATACCGGTACTAAGTTAGACACTTTCATTCTCCTCTAAATTGAATTTGAACTTAAATAATTGCCTTATGTATTCGATCAGTTTGGGTGGCGGTGTTATCTCGCTGAGCAATCCCAGATAAACTCGGTTACTGTTCATGACGCTATCCACGCTCCCACCACGGCAGCAATTCCCATTATCGCAAGCCATCCCAAGATGAATATCGACTCGGAAATATTTTCATCTAACTTATTCATAAGAATCCCCGTACAAAAACACCATGCCAGCAACTTGTTTATCCTGTGTGCCGTCGATCAGCGCACCCAGTGCATCACGTTCCTTCTTGGTGTATCCATGTTCCTTCTCCCCGTAGGCATAGGTTGCCAGCCATAGGAACAATCCGAGGGCAATTGCAGCGGTGATGGGATTATTGAGTCTGGCGATCATAAGTCCCTCCCCAGCAATTTCAGCGTTTTGGGATTTTGTATTGGGCGTTTTTCATATCCGAACGCTTCCATGAAATATTCGTGCGTCTTGGCCATGATTTCGTTCTCGCCCACTATGTCCCTTTGCAAGCTGCGCTCAGCCGATTCCGCTAGTATTTGTTCTGCTGTCTTTTCCATGGCTATACTCCCGGATACTGACAAGAACGGGCAAGCGACCTTTCGGCATCGCGCTGCGCTAGTTCTTCGTTAAGGTCAAACTCGAAAAAGCTGAGAAGGCGTTTATGGTCTTTGCTAAGACCACGCTCTTCTAAAAGGATCGTCCCGGCATACGCGCTTCCCTCGCGTTCCATAAACTCGGCCAGGGCATCAGACTCATCCTTGTGTACGGATGATTCGGTAACGCCGTAGCCCCAGAGATTGATGTAAGTTGTCATAGTGACCTCCATTGATGTTGGAGGTAACTTTAGATTATCTAAATATACATTGCAAGCACTATTTTAGAAAATCTGAATTATTTATTGTACCAATAAAATTAACTAGGTAATATTCCCTTCCTGGGAGTTAAAAAACGGGAAGGATATAATGATGTATCAAATCAGTGCTAAATGTGAGGACTGTGACAGGCCATATGGGCATGAGCATGGATTCCCAGACCTAATTATTCCTTATGAGTCTTGGATAAAGATCTCTCCATCAGGAGATGAGCCGGGGCTGCTTTGCCCTAGCTGTATTTGCCAGCGGCTTCATCATGCGGGTATTAAATGCCCGGGGGCTTTTATGTCGGGGCCTATAGAGTCTGTATCATATACGATGATGCATACCTTACGGCGAGTTGAAAACATCGAGCTAGCAATAGAAGGGCGCAACAATCATTTTGGTGTACTGTTGCGCCCTAAGAGAAATAAGCTATCCGCTTATTTTCGTACAGTGCGTGCATTTTTTCCTGCCGCCCGTTCCCTGCGCTAGATAATATGGCTCTATATTATTTCCCTCGGTGCATTGGGTTTCATCATGGTATACTTTTTTAGTAAGATTTGGATTGGTTGAATGCCATGGTGCTTTCTTCATTGTTTTCTCCATTGGTTAATTGTTAATTTTGACGACTTTCTCTTTCATACCCCTGTCGATGGAAATCATTTATGCATTGAGATTCTTGAATAGCGGCCGCAGTAGGGCCACTTATCCCATTTTTATTGAATGGCCCGCAAACAGCTATTTCTCCAGTTTTTTTATTTCTCAAAACTATAGCCTCCGTTGATATACAAGCGCTTACTACAAGCAATGAAATCAACAGGATAATCACATTAATTTTTGTATATAAATTTCTCATAAAAAATTCACATTGTAAGTTGAAATAATAGGTATATATTCCCCATTCTATTTATATGTCAGAGCATACATTTAATCCTCCAATCTATGGCTCTACGCCGATTTCGGCGGAGCAAGCTCTAAAAGTTTGCGTATTGCTTGTTGCTCTCCTTGACGCTGTTCGTCTTTTACATGAGCAAGAAAATCCACCATTAACAAGGCTGCATTTGGTAAAGCCGCCCCCTGATAGCGATCAAGAGCGTAAGTAAAGTCGTCTATCAGAACTTTTTTGGTTGCTCTTTTCCTATTTAGCAGAATATCTATGATCTCTTTCAAGGCATAGGCTAGGGCAAGTTCGCTGTCTCGTAAATTCTCCTGTGAATTTACTAAATCTCTCCCGTATAGAATATAATCAGTGGAAACTTCATAATGTTCAGCCAGTTTTTCTACTTCCTCTATTTGGAGGCTCCTTGATCCATTAAAAAGATTTGTAATCACGGCTGGACTACGCCCAATTAACTTGGCCAAATCGGTCTGGTCTTCCCCATGCTTTGAAAGCAAATTCTTTATGTGTTCGTATGCCATGCACATAATTTATAGAAAAACTAAATGGTAGTATATTTAGAAGTTATAAATTGTGCTTGCATTTTTGATTTAGCTAATCTAAATTAGATTCTATGGAATCAACCAAAGATTATGTAATCTCCAAATTAGGAGGCGTTGGCAAGGTAGCTGACATATGCGCCGTTACTCCTGGCGCAGTTTCGCAATGGGAAATCATTCCAGCTAAGCACCAGCAAGCAATATTAGCTGCTGCGCGCTCCGAAGGAATAAGATTAAGCCCGGAAGAAATAATCAACGGCGTATCAAAAAAGAATGGGCGCAAACAATGATCCAAAAAATAACTCCCGCAACTTACCCCGCATGGATAATCCCAGCGGGGTTTTTTACATCTATTGTTAGTTAACAGGTAATTAAATTTAGGCAATAAAAATATGAATTAGTCATAAATTTTTAATAAATATTGGGGCTGAGAGTACAAATAGCTACTAAATATAGTAGAAAGAAAAAGCAAATGTCAGAAAAACAATACCTCATATCGCAAGAAACCCTGAAAATGACACTTAGTGCCATCGGGGCCGCTTGCTACCCGAATGTGCCGGCTAACCAAATTGTCAACGTTGTAGACCGGCTTCGGTCATTACCCGAACACATAGAAATCGCACCATCGAAGGGCGACACACCCGACACGATGGAACTATCCCCCACGCTGCCTGGGAGCGAGCTGGCAGCATAAAAAGGAGATACCAATGGAATACCTATTATTGTTTATCCTCGGTGGTTACGCCTATCACTTTCGCGGCAGTGCCGGAGAGGGTGGTCGCATTCAGCAATTCATCGGTGAGTCCATTGGTACGCAAGGTGGCCGTGCGCTGTGGGCAATCGTGGTTACGATGATGATTGCCGGCGCGACGGGAAATATCTTGATGTTGCTGGCAATGCCGATACCGGCATTCCTAGGTGTGCTGCCTGGGTATTTCGGTGGCCAGTTCGATCTTACCAAGCAGCCTAACCGCAACGTTAAAAACTACGGGCGTTTAACCCTGCGCGGAATGTTCATAGCATTTCCTATTCTCGTCGTGCTCTCGATCATGAATGGGCTCGGCTGGCATGAGGGTGGCAACGGCGGGTTAGGGGTGATGCTAGGCGGTGGCTTCGTGTTGTACTACCTGCTCGGTAAGCTCATATACGACTTGGGTATCAAGATACCTCTTTGTGAAGCGTGGCCGGAATGGGCTCAGTTCATCCTCGGTGGCGCTGTATTCATGGGATTGGGAATGAGCGTATGAGCCTCACCCAAGATGAAAAAGACTTTCAACGAGGTTACGAGGCCTGCAAGGCCAAACCTATGGGAGATTCCTCTACCAGCAATGATGAGGGGTTTGCATCTGCTTTTTCCATTCGGGCAGATAATTCAGACACTGCAAAATCTCCCGCCAAAATATTCCAACTAGGCATACCTTTCCCAAAGCTCGGCATTGTTGTGGATGAGGTAGCATAATGAGTGGGCACCTAGAGGATGATTTGCAAAAGACCGTAGCTCGTTACATGCGGCTGCAATATCCGTGGTTGCTATTCTTCCATGTGCCAAACGGCGGAAGGCGTAACCCGCGCGAAGGTGCAAGGTTCAAAGCCATGGGGGTTCGTCCAGGCGTGGCCGACATCCTGCTATTCTGGGGCTTCAATAAGAAGGCGGCTATAGAGCTTAAAGCTGGAAAGAACAGCCTAGAAGATAGCCAAGAAACGTTTCGTGACCACTGGATGGAAACGGGGGGCTATTACTGCGTATGCCGCTCTCTGGATGATGTAATTGACCAATTAAAGCTGTGGGATGTGCAATGACCAAAAAACCTCCCATCGTAGTACGCAAGAAAAGCCGCCGCATTAAGAATGCAGTGGTGTTTGAGCCTGAAACCAAGGTTGAGATTGTAAAATCAGAATGGGATTACCGGCCAAAATACAGCGTCAAGCCCAAGCGCAAGAAATCCCCGCTTATTGATTATAACGACAGTTGGAGGGTGTGATGAGCATTGCGCCGGTCATAGACTTTGCCCTGACTTACAACCCTATGCTGGCTACGCGCGACCTCTCAACCATATTTGCATGGATAAACTATGGTTGTGACATTGAAAAAGACATCCTGCCGACGATGAAAGAGATCATCAAACGCAGGCCACCGGCAAAACCTAAAATATCCTCCTTCTCATACTTCTCAAACGCCATCTACGAATCGTTTACCAAGCGCACGGTAGTGGCTGAAAAGACCAAAGAGAAAACCCAGGAGGAGATGGACGCTTTGAGGGCTAAGAACCTTCAATGGAAGAAGGATAGAGGAATAATGACCTCCAGCCATGGGGCACAAGACTATGCCTGGTTAGAGCAATATAAACAGCAACATGGGGGGATTGGATAGAGTACTGGCGATCGGACGGTCACTTACTACGGTGGCGACCGCCAGCAAGCAAGACACTACCACGGGGACTAGCAAAGTGTCAAGGAGGATGACTCACGGTGAAGTAGCCGGAAGGAACCTCCGCTAGGCGTATAGATTACGTAAAAGTTCCTTGGCCTGCACGGTAACTATACTGAGGTAGGTATGCCTAAGCGAAAACCGCAGCTATACGGTAATCCCGGCAAGAGTCTTTTAGCGGATTCGTCTGCTAGGGGACTCTCTTTGCCATCCGTACCGAGCTACCGGTAATACTAAGTAAGGGGTTATTATGAATTATATCTACTGCTCAAATATTAGACACAAGAAGATGGTTTATCATATCGGCGATAGGAAAGGAACTTTATGTAAATTTGAGAATAGCACTTCTTTCCCTTCTTTGAATGTCGAGTGCGATAATCCACCACCAGATAGAAGGCTGTGTAAAATGTGTAGTGATATAATTAATAGGAGGAACAAATGATTAAGAGATTTGCTCGATGGATAATCTTTGATCTTGAGTTCAAGCCTTTATGGGCATGGGCAAGAAAGGTGCTTTTTAGAAGGGGCGATAAATGAGTGAAAATATTGACCCTTCACAGTTTATAAATAAACGCAAAACTCCCCTAGTAAATTCCAACAGGATGGATAAGGGAGATATGATTGCTTATGTGGAAGATGGTCATATCTCCAACGCCAATTGTATAGATAATTCTATCCTTTGTTGGCTTATAACTAGGGGATTCCTTGAACCTTACCATCAATGGGATGCGATGGTATTTATGGATTTAAGACGTGCTTATGAATCGAATTTTGGCACTAAATGGGGAAGCGTTAATATAAGCAGTGATAGTGCAGCATTATCTCCTGGGCAAGCTACGAAGCTGTACGATGCTATCCGCCATGAGCTTGGATTACCAAAGGGAGAGCGTGTGATTAGGATAGTCATGCATGCGGTAGATACCCAAGCATTATACGATCACAAAAACAACAGGCCGTTTGAATTGGTGGCAGAAGCGGCTAACGAATACCGCCATGCTTTTGATAAGTTGATAAAGGCTATGGAAGAAGTTGATAGAAAACGTGAAGAACTGCTTGCAAAGATGGATGAAGAGATTTATAATGCGAATCGACACAGGGAAAAGTGTCTCTAAAATTTACCCGCAGGATTAAGTTCTTGGCGGGTTTTTTGTTATCTAGCGAATTCCGCCTAGCAATAGGAAATTCAGAAGGTTAAAGCAAGAGTAGCAATATGAAAGGTTCAAGCCCAGGAGAGCGTAGAGGTGGCCGTAAAGCGGGCACTCCAAATAGCAAAACACTTGAGGCTATTACTATTCTTAAGCAACGCAATTGCGATCCTTTAGATATTTTATCACAGATTGCCCTAGGAAATAAGATTAAGTGCGGTGTGTCGGTGGAAGATAAGGTTTTTGAGGTTGATCTTATTCCTTCACTGGACCAACGCAAAGATGCTGCCAAAGAATTATGTCAGTATGTATACCCAAAACGCAAAGCCGTAGAGCACAGCGGTGAGGTTGATACCGGACTTACGGTGCAGATTGTGAAGTACGGGAAATGAGCGACAATAAAACGCTTGTTGAAATCTACCAGGATGGTTTCAAAGCTTATCAAGAAGATAATGCGAATAATCCATACGTGCTGCTGTCTAACATGTGGTTTGCATGGAATAGGGGTTGGGCAACGGCTAGGTTTGGCGCATTGTTCGGCTGATATAAATGAGAACCGTCCGGCTTCCCTATAACTGGAAGCCGAGACATTACCAACTCCCTGTACTTAAATATTTCGATGCTGGCGGTAAGCGTGCGGTAAGTGTATGGCATCGGCGCGCAGGCAAAGACGAAGTAGCATTACATAAAACAGCCTGTGCAGCGCATGAGCGCATAGCTACCTATTGGCACATGTTACCAGAGGCTGCGCAAGCGCGTAAGGCTATTTGGGATGCGATTAACCCGCATACAGGAATAAGGCGCATTGACGAAGCATTCCCTATGGAGCTTCGCGAGACTACGCGCGAACATGAGATGATGATCCGCTTTAAGTGCGGTTCAACTTGGCAAGTGGTTGGCAGTGACAACTTTAACAGCTTGGTGGGATCTCCCCCCGCTGGAGTTGTGTTCTCCGAATGGTCGCTAGCCAACCCCTCAGCCTGGGGCTATCTACGCCCCATATTGGCTGAGAATAACGGTTGGTCGTGGTTTATCTACACGCCGCGCGGCAAGAACCATGGCTATAGCACTTTGCAGATGGCAAAGACTGAGCCCGGATGGTTTGCCGAGGTATTGGGCGTAGATCAAACAAAGATACTGCCACAGGCGTTGCTCGACGCTGAATTGCGCGAATACATCAAAGAGTATGGCCTAGAACAAGGGCAGTCATTCTTTGAGCAGGAATATCATTGCAGCTTTGATGCCGCTATTCTTGGCGCTGTGTACGGCGCTGCGATGTCGCGCGCACAAAAGACAGGGCGCATAATCAAAGATATTTATGATCCAAAACTGCCTGTACATACGGCGTGGGATCTTGGTTTTGATGATTCAACGGCCATTTGGTTTTGGCAGGTCATACGTGGCGAGATAAGGCTCATTGATTACTATGAAGCGAATGGCCAAGCAATCGACCATTACTGCGATTACGTTAAGTCCAAGCCTTATACTTACGGCAAACATTTTGTACCTCATGATGCCGCTCATAAGCTTCTCGCTGCAGGGGGGCGTTCAATCGTGCAGCAGGCATATGGATACGGGGTTAAGATGTTCGTGGTGGCGGCTACCAGCCAACAGAACAGCATAGAGGCAGCACGCCGTACGATTGAAATAAGCTATTTCGATGAAAAATGTGATCGAGGCATAGAAGCCTTGAAGCAGTACCAATTTGAATATGATGACGATAAAAAAACATTTCGTAGCAAGCCTCGTCATGATTGGGCATCGCACGGTGCTGATGCTTTCGAAATCATAGGCCAAGTCTGGCGTAACCCAAAGCTGCTTGAAGATGAACCTAAACCAAAATTCTTAAACGATATGACGGCCAATGACGTGTTCTGGCCGAAGAATCAACCAAACAAATATGAAAGGATCTAATTATGGCAGCGCAGCCAACAGTCACGCCGCCGGCGGCTACCGATAATAGTCCTATCGGGACTATCGGACAGGCTGGTGGCAATTATCAAGGATTGGTTCTCCAGCAACTTCAAATAATCAGCGTTTTACTTCGTGAGGGGTTAGGTGTCCGAACGACTGATTATGAGTGCAATACACTCGTTCAGCCCTCCACCCCAACATTATCATAACAAACAAAGGATTAATTTATGCAACTTCAAGGATATATAGGTAATTTTGCTAAAACCGCTGATGGACAGGGACCTGTTGTAAGGCAGGGAAACCAAGGCGAACTCATGGTATCGGAACTCCACGGACGTTATTATGAACAAGCTTTACGCGGGAATATGTACCGCATTGCTAACCAAGCAGCGGTAACAACTACTGCTGGTTTAGCTACCACGTGGACAGGTCTAGCCATCTCTAATCCGGCTGGTTCTGGTGTAAACGCGGTAATCAATTTATTCACTTGCGCTCAGTTTGCCGTAGGCGCAGCTGCAGCAATTGGTATCATGACCGGTTCCGGTGCGGCCGCAGGCTCGCTTGTGCCTAAGAATGCTATCGTAAGCGGCACGACTGGTAAAGTGACGGCTTCTGCCGGCGCAACCATCGCTACCCCTGTTCTTGACATGGTGTTTGGGCAGGCCGGATCACTTGCTACGACCGGTTATGGAGTGACCCCAGGCTTGGTGGTTGATCTTGGTGGTTCGATTATTGTGCCGCCTGGTTTTTATGCGGCATCGTTTACCAGCATCGTTACCACTTCTGCCCTTCTTTTCGGATTCCAATGGGAAGAAGTACCCATCTAATTAATAATGGAACCCAACGTTGCGACCCCATCTACTGCTGATGAAGCTGTAAGTGAGGTTGCACGTTGGGTTACTGAGATTAAGCTATACGAGAAAGAAGCGCAGAAATTTGAAGAACGTGGCAAGAAAATACTAAAGCGCTACAAAGACGAACGTAGCGTTAGGGAATTTGGCGATGGCTCTAAGCGTTATAATATTCTCTATTCCAACGTTCAAACCTTGCTACCTGCTTACTTTTCTCGGAGTCCTAAGCCCGATATTGAGCGGCGTTTTAAGGATAAAGATGATGTAGGCCGTATCGCTGCCGATGTCTGGGAGCGCTGCACTAGTTACTTTGTTAATACCGATAAATTCAAGTCAGCAGTTCAAAAAGCTGTATTTGATCGCCTCCTACCTGGTCGTGGTATTGTGTGGGAACGTTACGTTCCGCACATGCGAGACATCCAGGTTACCGGAAACGCAGAAGTCCAAGATGAAGGCGTTCAGGCTACCGATGATGTTTATTCTGAGTCTAATGAATCGCCCGATCAGGAGGTTTATTACGAAGAAACCTGCTCTGATTATGTGTATTGGGAAGATTTCGGCCACACTATAGCCAGGACATGGGAAGAAGTCCGCGCAGTATGGCGCAAGGTCTATCTCACTAAAGATGAACTTACGGAGCGTTTTGGTAAGGAAATAGCCGATCTAATCCCGCTCGATTATACTCCGCGTGGACTAAGTGATGAAAAAATATCTGATGACCTTAAAAAAGCCACTGTTTACGAGATTTGGGATAAGCCGACAAAAAAAGCGAAGTGGTTACATAAAGACGTAGCGCAATTGCTTGATGATCGGGATGATCCGTTAGGGCTTGATGATTTCTTTCCTTGTCCTCGGCCTCTTACGCCGACGCTTACCAACGATACCATGTTCCCGATTGCGGATTACACGCAATATCAGGATCAGGCCAAAGAATTAGATGATCTCACTGGTCGCATCGGTGCGATCACTAAAGCTCTTAAAGTGGCG